CTCTTAAAAAGGAAGAACTTGGCTTTTTAAAGGGTGATATGAAAGATAAGTTTGACCCATTCATGTGGAGTTACTATATCAACATGGAAAAGGTTATACATGAAGCTTCAATCAAGTCATTACTTGAACAGGAATTCCTCAGACCATTTCCACTTGCGTATATTAAAGGTTCGAGCTTGGATGATTGCATTATTATTGCCGATGAAATGCAGAACATAATACTTGATAATGCCCTGACCTTATTAACACGTTTGGGTAGTAATGCTAAAATGATTGTGTTAGGAGATATTGACCAGATTGACTTACCTAATAAAAAGGATAGTTCATTAGAACCATTATTAGAAATGTACAAAGATGTCCCGCAAATTGGCACAATTGAAATGGATGATAATGATGATAATGTAAGAAATCCTCTTATTAATATTATTGTTGCCAAATACAAAGAATATGTTGCAATGTCTGGTAATTCAAAGACGACTAAGACTATTTTAAATGATTTGTTAGTCAGGGCAAAATCAATATTAAATGAAGACTCAATAATTGAATCAAATGGAGAATAAAATTATTGTCATATATGTGGGTGTTGCTGGTGTTCGGTTGGAGGATATTCCAAATTTTGTACAGAAAGTAACTGAAAAAATATCACCACAGACTTTTGAAGGTGAAATTATATCAATTCCAGTTCAATCGGCTGATACAAGAATGGAATGCATCAATCCTAAATATGTTTTAGAAATGGAATTAATTGAAGAACACGAAAGCATGATGAAAAAATTACACGGACTGCTTCAATATCAGTTGGAGCAATTAAAACAAGATAAAAATGAGTAAAAAACTTAAAGTAGGTATTGATATTAATGAAGTGTTTAGAGCAAAGTGGCTTCAATTTGATAGATATTATTCACAAGAATTTCAGGAAGATGGTAGTGAAGAAGAAATTTCCCCTAATTATTGTTATGACTTTTTTAAAGGTTATGAATGGCATGATACCGTTGAAATAATTAAAGAATTAAAAGAGCCAGATAGTGATTTTCCTGATGATATTAATCCAGCACATTATCAGGTTGACGAAAACGGTGAAGCAGATGCTGACGCTTTCTTATTTAAGAAAGCAGAAGAAAAAAGACTTACTGCCAGAGAAGTATATAATCGCTTCATGTATGAAGATTATGTATTCGAAATTCATGCCAGTGCACCAATCATGTATAAAGGTATGGACTTACATGCAAAGAACTTTTATTTAAAATATGGTGAACAAAGTGACTTCACGTTATTCTCGGTTGAAAATCAGTTTAGTATTCCTTCTACGATGTTTTTCTTAAGTAGAATGACTTCAAGGTTTAAAACAATTAAGTTTATTGATAAGAATCTGGAAATGTGGGACGATATTGACGTATTAATTACGACTGACCCTGAAATATTATCACTTGGTGCACCTTGGGGCAAAAAGTTAATAAAGCTTACCAGACCATATAACGAAAAAATTAAAGGAAGTTCGTTAGAAGTACTACAAATCAACGATTTAATTGATAATCCTGATTTCGAAAAAATAATTAAATATAAAAAACAATAATCAAAATGAGCGAAGAATTAAATGCAGCAGCTAACCAAGCTGAATTAGAAAAAATCGAAAAGATTAAAGTATCTTTAGAAAAGCTTACCACAAAGCAATCAAAATTTTTGGTTGTAATACCTGAATCACAAAGTCCAAGTGCAAATGTATATGAGTTATACTTTCATGCAACTGTTATTAAAAACATGGGATATGAAGTTTGGGTCATGGTTGAAAGAGGCGATTACCTACCACCAACGTGGATTGAAAAAGAACTTACCAATCATAAACACATGTCATTGGCAGACCCTAAGTTGACGGTAGGTCCAGAAGACATAATGATTATTCCCGAAGTTTATTCGAATGTAATGGAGCAGACTAAAAATCTTCCATGTACAAGAATTGGTGTTATGCAATCCGTTGACTATATGGTAAACAGTTTAGTTGTTGGAACAGACTGGTCATCATTTGGTATTCGTGACGTAATTACCACATCAAATACATTAAAGGAGTGGATGGAAACATTCTACGGGCAGAATAAATTTAATATTAGTGTATATAACATTGGTATTCCAGATTATTTTGAAAAATCAAAAGTTCCACAAAAGCCAATTGTTTCTGTTATTGGTAGAAATGCAAATGAGATTTCAAAACTTGTTAAACTTTTCTTTAGCAGATTTCCACAATACAGTTGGATTACTTTTGACCCAATGCTTACAAAATCAAAACCACCACAACCTATGCGTAGAGTTGACTTTGCAAAAAGGTTGTCAGGTAACTTCGCAGCAGTATGGGTAGATAGAATTGCATCGTTTGGTACGTTCCCGTTAGAATGCATGAAGGCTGGTGTTGTTCCAATCTGTCTTAAACCAGATATTATGCCAGATTATATGCTTGAAAGAGACGAAACTGGCGCAGTAACTAAAGTGGTTGAAGGTGCAGGCGTTTGGACTGATAATTTCTACGATTTACCAGTATTACTTGGTGAAGTACTTATTAAGTTCTTAGATGACAGCATTACACCAGCATTATATGAATCAATGGATGCTGTAGCTGCAAGATACACTCAGGATGGTGCACAAGCTGCATTAGAAGCTATCTATCAAGGATATGTTGATGCACGTATTAATTTACTTGAAGCAGCATTAATTCCAGTACCACAGATTGAAACAATACCTTACGAACCAAAATAATATTAATCTTAATTAAAAACATATACAAATGAATATTACAGTAATAATTCCAATACACGAATTTAATGAAAAAATTGGCGGGTATTTGTTAAAAGCATTAGAGTCAATTGATAAACAAGAGATTATAACAGAAAAACCAGAAAAATTATTAATAACTGCCTATGATTGCGTGAATGAAGTTAATAAATTCATCGAAGAAAATTATCATGGTGAATTTACTAATATTGCTAATAAAGGTAAAACTGACTATCAATCACAAGTAAATTTTGGTGTCGAAAATCTTATAACCGATTACTTCACAGTTCTTGAATTTGACGATGAATACAGTACGACCTACTTTAAAAATGCAGTTGCATACACTAAAGCGTATCCAAATATTGATGTATTCTTAACAATGATGATTGAAGTCAACGAAAGAAACGAAGGCATTAAATTAACTAATGAAACCGTATGGGCACAACAATTTGTTGGTGAAAATGGTGAAATGGGCTATTTAAATGCTGCTGCATTGAAGCAATACACTGACTTTAAAATGAGTGGTGCTATTATTAAGAAATCAGAGTTTAAAAACATCGGTGGATTTAAATCAAACATCAAACTTACTTTTATGTATGAGTTTTTGCTTAGAGCATTGAATAATGCCTGCAAAATATTCAGTATTCCAAAAATCGGCTACAAGCATTTGGCAAATAGGGAAGACAGTTTGTTTGACCAATACCAAAGGAACATGTCAATACCTGAAAGAAAATTCTGGTTTGATACCGCAACAAATGAAGCAAACTTCACAAACGATAGAGTTATTGATATGTCAAGGCTTCCTAAACAAATTGTTGTTTAAAAATAATCTTAAATACTGATTCTACAATGAATGAAGGAAAAAGAAATAGAAGTCAATGAACCATATTTTGCGGAGAGGGAAGAACAGGCAGTTTTAGATTACATCTTATCAGATTCTCTTGAAGAAAAGAATAGAATATACAATCAAATTCTGGTTGAGCCTTTCCGTAAGATGAAGGAAACCATATTAAGACGATATCCGATATACATTGGAAATTATGATATGGACGAAGTTGAATCTAACGCATTAACTCATTTAATTGAGCACATGATTAAGTATAGACCATTTATTATTGAACGTAATGGTGGTGAGATTGATAAATGGGTTAAGTTAAATGATAGTTTTAGATTTATCTATGTTGAAGATGCCGAAGAAAAATTAAAATCTTTGATAGACAGCAATGATGGTTTTCAATATAGAATTTTTAGTTCGAAAGCTTATAGCTATTGTCAAACAATTATCCGAAATTATTATAAAGACCACGGTAAAAAAAGTTATACTGAAAAGAAGATTAATTTATCATTTGATGATTATGTTGATGAAATTAATGAAAACATCGACTATAGTTATGAACTGGAATTGGAAACACAGCACCATCTTGAAAAGTTAATCAACAATGTCATTTTCAAGATTGAAAATAGAATTGACAACGACCAGTGTATGAAAAAAAATGAAATTATTGTCGGTGAAGCAATTGCAAACGTATTGAAAAACTGGCATATATTATTCATGGAAGATAGTCCAGATGGAAAGTATAATAAACGAGTAACAAACAAGTTTGCAAAAAACAAAATTCTGTTGTTCTTGAAAGAACAAACAAATCTATCAACGAAAGAAATACGCATAGCAATTAAACCGTTCAAAGAAATATACTTTTTTGAAAAAATTGAATACTTAGAAGACTAAAATGAAAAAAGTTTTTCAAACTATTGTGGATAAAG